TGACGAGTTTGATCCATCTGTAATATACGCTTTGGTTGATGAAATATCTGCACTTCCTTTAGGAGCTACACCTGCGATATTACTACTTGTTGCTAATGTTGTAGCTGTAGTAGCATTACCAGTTAAAGCACCAGTAAAAGTTGTAGCAGCTACACTTGTAAGACCACTTATATTAGGATTTAATGCTATTGTTAAAGCATTACCTGCTGATGTTGTTGTAATTTCATTACTTGTACCTGCTATTGTAAAGGTTTCTGTATCTAAATCTATAGATTGTGAACCTCCTGTATCACCTTGAAAGTCAAGATCACTTGCAGTTACTTGTGCATCAACATATGCTTTTATACTTTGCTGAGTTGCTAAAGCTGTAGAGCTATTAGATACCATGTTATCTTCATCCTTGAAGTCTGTTATTGTAATTGAACCATCAGATAATGATCCAAAAGTTAGTGTTCCTGAAATTGTTGAGTTTCCTGAGATATTTCCACTCAGGCTACCAACAAAACTTGCTGCACTAATGTTTCCTGTTGCTGATAAATCTCCTGCATTGTTAAGACTTACACCTGATTCAGTTCCTAAACCATCAGAAATCACCTTTAAAGATGAAGTAAGCCCATCATTATCTCCCACTTTTAATAGAGAATCATAACTGGATGCAATAGATATTCCTGTTAAACTACTTGCCATTTTTTATTGTTTTAAATTTATTGTTTATATATCTCATTAACTTTATAATGTTTTTTTGCTTAGGTTTATATGTTTTCATAGTACCCATCCTTGAAATGTTGGTTCATCTCTATCAGGATATATATCATCATTTGTGTTAGATGTATACTCAGGATAAGATGATTGATTAAAATCCATAAACTGTATAAACCTTCTTGTGTAATATTCAGCAAGAGTTCTTTCTTTTTCCACTAAATAGTCCACTTCATTCTTATCTACTGTCTCTGCATTTTCAGAAACATGCTTAAAAATTCCTCCTTGCTTAATTTGATAGGCAGCAAAAGGAAGGAAATCAACCATAGCATAATGTATTACCATAGGCTGTACATGATTGACTAATAATGTCTCATAGACTGTACCACTTATGGTATCATTAGTAATCATTGTTTGTAACTTTGTGTATAGATCTGTTCCTAGATAGTTTTGCACATGTATTTCTTGTGCTATTTCTACAAAATGCATTAGCTTATCAGCCTGAACATTCCCATCTATTATAGTACTCTTTACTAAATCATTTCTATTTATAAATAATGCTGTTGCCATGTCTATCTAGGTGTTTTAAAATCTTTAGGTTTAAGGAAACCTCTATTCTTCATATCTCTAGGTCTCTTTGCTACCTTTATATCATTAGTAGGTAGATCAACCCCTTTTCTTTTAGCTTCATTTACAGAAGTAGGTCTATCATTTTGTAGTCCTTCATTAGGTAAAAATCCACCTTGTTCATTTCTTTTTCTGAAATATACCTTTCTCATCCAAAAATGCTGACATGATCCACCACCTTTGTACAACCAAATGCTATATGTATCAGCTCCTCTAGGTCCCCATCCTGCATTTACTGCCTTTTTATCCATAGATAGTATATCTTCTTTCCTATAAATCTTACCTGCTGCTAACATCTTTCTGCAAAACTCTCTTGTATTTGCACTAACAATATTAGGTGCATACTGATACCTTACTTTAAACAGTCCAACATCTTGTTCACTTTTACTATTTGGTGTTGCTGTTCCTGTAGATGCTAGTTTTAACATCTCATTTTGCTTATCATCTAGGTCATAATCAACTTCTTCTTCACTAATTAGGTCCCAATTCTCTAAGTTTTCTTCTTCACCTAGTTCAATTAAATCATCTGCAACTAAATTACTAGGATGATTGTCAGTTCTATATACCTTTTTCTCTTTTTTGAGACTTAATTTCTGTCCTGTTTCTTCTTCTCTAGTCTCTTTATCTGCTACATTTGTTAGATCTGTAAACTCTAAAGGCTGTAATGTTTTAAAGTATAGCTTCAATGATATACTATTGTATGCTAATATCTTATCAAATGCATCAATCATTAAGTTTTGGAAAGGTCTAATAACCATATTATCCATAAGTATAGATGCTTTCTCTAACTCATCTGCATTGTTTCCAAGACCTGTATTATTTTTCACACCTAAAAGCATTGGACTTACAATTCTATGAGCTACTAATATCTTTTCTTGTGATTCTGTAGATAGGAATTGATACTGTTGATGTGCATCAGATAACTGTATTGGTTCTATTGTAGCCTGACTATCTGTATTGTCATTAAATGATAGTATAAATTTACCTGCATTACTTGAACCACTAAACTTTTGACCTATTTTTTTCTCTATTATTGATCTTTCTTCTTCATTAGGTATACCATTATTCATGTTTATAATCATTGAAGGACTTAATCCATTCTTAATGTTATTCATGTGGAAGTTACTTATCTCACCTTCTAGTTCTGCATACTGTAATCCACCAGTATATGCAGGAGGACTGTAGTAATAGTAACCTGCTTTATAAGGTTTTATGAATAATATCTCTCTAGCCTCTTTAGATGTACCAAAGGCAGGTATTCTTGTTAGCTTTTCAGACTGCTTGTAAGAGGACCAATCAGGACTATAGTAATATCCCTCTATATCACCACTTTCTCCTGTTCTTTCTGCTCTTAAAGTCTCTACTGGGATGTGTTCTACCTGTACAATCTTCTTTCTTCCTTTACCATATATGATTTGTAATGCTCCACCACCCATTAAATAGTAGTCATATATTACTTTTTTAATAACATCCTTTTTTAATAAGCTAATCATTTGTGCATATTGCTCAGGTTTAGCATCACTATTAAGTGCATCTAATCCTTTACCATATATCATTTCTGATATACCATTAATACAGGCATGATTAGTTGGAGATCCATTAAATAAATCAATAAGGTATTGGTAGTAATTGTTATCCTCACCATACATTACAAACTCTTTTCTTGGATCCTCTATAATCTTAGGAGCTGTATAAGCATTTAGCTCTACTATTCTAATATCTCCTTCAAATTTTTGTTTCCTATGTTGTCTACTCATAATTTTTATGTTACTGGTCCATCATATACCTTGTACTTATTGTTTCTAGCATTACTAGATTTATAAACACCTTTGTATAATTCATAATATTCATTTCCTCCTTGTGATAAAGTTTGATTAGTACAGAAAATTCTGTCTTTATATATCACTATTTCTTTAGGCAATCTAACAGCATCCCAATTACCTGTAGTTTCATTCCAAGTATTTGTAGCAAAATTCCATGCAGCTCCTGATCTTGTGATTCCTTGTTCCCAATTTATTGTCAGCAAATCCCACCTTTGTTGTACAGTGTCCCAATTAGATCCTATAGAAACAACTTTAAATTCATAAAATTTATTTTCTTTTAAATTTAATGCAATATTTACAGCAGCTAAACTACTTAATTCTGATAGTGGCACATTTGCTGTTTGTACATCTAGTGTTTCTTCATCTTTTACTTCTACCCTAACATTTATTACAAATGATCTAGGAATAAAAGTAATAGTTTGACCTGAAGTTGCTGTACTTAAATATATCATACTTATATAATGCTAATTATATTATTTTTTATAAAGTGTAAAGTTTTTTTTGCATAAAAAAAGAGGACCTAAGTCCCCTTTAATTAGAAAAACACTCACTATTATGATGTAGGAAAAGTATTTATTTGTGTTCCAATGTCATCAGCAATAACTAATGAAGGTGTAACAAATGAAGGAGGTGCAGTTTCTAATGCTTCAAATGTTAAATTGAAACCATTGAAATCTCCCATGTTAGCTCCTACTGTAAAATTACCTGTAGTAAGCTCTGCTCCATTTATTTTACCAACCATTAAATAGTTATCATCTGCATCAACCACCACTATGTGTGGTCTACCAACAGCTAATAACTTTATTTCTTCACTTGTTGCTCTATCATAATATTGTAATTGTAGTGTTAATGTTTGAGTGTAGAAAGTTGTACCATTTTCTCTTGATGAAGTTACAACAGTATCTAAATTAGTAGTTCCTCTTACATCATATTTGTATAGTGTAGGATTACCATCATATGCAGTAATCATTCCTGCTGCTTCAGTAATATTTCCTAAACTTCCAAAGTCTGCAAAGAAAACTTGCTTTATAGATCCTGATTTATTCTTACAAGGTACAATTCTACCTTTTGTTAAATTACAACTCATATTATTATTTTTTTTGTTTTAGTATTAGGAGGCTTTTACACCTCCTTATATACTTGATTATTAACCTAACTAACTGATTATCAGTTTATTATGAATAGAAAACTATCTCAGCACCATAACCATACTGGATCCCATATGCAAACCTAGAAACAAATCTAGCATTTTGATCTCCTAAAGTTTCTGATGTGTCAATTACTCTAACTTCATTCATATCTGATACTAAATTTGTACCAAAGTACAGATTTGACTTTTGAGTTAGTGCAGCTGTATTATCAGATAAACCATTAGCTA